TTAAATTTCTTGAATTACATATACTTTTACAAATACATCATATTTTGCTGCCAGTTGTTCCAATTTCTTTTCTCTATATTTGGTTATGGTGAAGAAATGAATAACTGGCACTTTTCCGTTATATTTTTGTTTATATATTCTAGTAAGCTCCTCGTAACATTTTAATTTTTCATCATTGACCACCATCTTTTGGGTGCGATCTATTTCTACAGCATGAAGTATTCTGTCCTCGTCACGAAATTTCACATCAGGAATTATCTTCTTCTTTTTGTTATCTTTTATATATCTAATTTCTGTTTCTATTTGCCAGTCATTTGGGCAAAACAAATGTAGCCAAGCTTCATTGCGTAAAATAGCATGTGCCACTCGGCTACGATGAACTACTTTCCCTTCACCAAATAGCTTGTGCCCTAATTGATTTAAATAATAAACATATTCTTTATTGTGAGTTAATTTACTCGTGTAAGAAGAGAGATCCTTCATAATTCGATTTGCATTTCTTATCCCACCCATATCATGCACACTCATTAAATGCCTTCTTGTCGCAAACTGTAGCTTCCTAATCGTCGCAAGTATCGCCATTTGACGGTTGATTTGCATATGCGTTTGCATCCTCATGTTTCTCCACCTCAAATTGTTTTAAATAATTCCACATCACTTCATTGCTAATATAAGGCACCTGTATTTCAGTAAGTCTATCGGTTTTGAAAATTGCACGACCAGGAATGCTTTTTATTGATTCTAATCCTGGTTCATCTATTACAACATTTGAAGCTGTTTGAGTTGGTAGCCTAAAACCTAATTTCGCATCACTATTTTGTTTCACTTGGCGTGGCAATGTATCTCCTGTAGGATACTGTGTACAGAAAATTAATCTAAATCCTAAGGCACCGCCTATACGAGCTATGTGGGACAGCATTTGTTGACACGCTCCCAATAGTCTTTGTTGTTCTTTTTTCATACTTTTATCAGGACAAAGTTCAGCTCCTTCGTCTACTATAATGAAGTACCGCTCTTTGATATTTGTTTCTACAACGTTTGTATAATGTCTATCTTTCATGTATTGCATTTTCTCTTCCATCTTCTCAAGAATGTCCTTTAATATCATAAAGGCTTCTACGGGCTTCTCAGCAATGGAAACTATTTGTTTTAAGTTCTTATATGGTCCGAACTCCAAACCGCCTTTTAAATCAATAATGTATAAATGAATATGCTCTGGTTGCGCTATAGTAAGTGACGTAACTACATTCTTTAGAAACACCGTCTTACCCATTCGTGTGAGACCACCTAGTGTCATATGTGGAGTTTTATCAAAATCATGGTAGATAAGTTTTTCTAAACCTTGGCCCATTGGTACACGCCATTTCCCTTGTGTCACTAAGTCATTTGACCATGACCATTTTTTCGGTATATCTCTATGAAACACACGAATATTTAATTTGTAATTGTCGTAATCAATTCGAACAGGTTTGTTCAATCCTTCAGAAACAACATCCTCAACTTTCTGAATAATTTTACTTGGCATTCCTACTGGTAATCGATATACATAAGTTGTGCTTCGGTCATCATTTTTTTGCTCAAGAAAAACCGGATACTGTAATCTCTCCTCAATCCGGATAGCAATTCCACTTACCTCAAAAAATACTTGTATCTTTTTACGGTCATCATCTTTACTTTTAAGTTTATCACCGAATATGGCGAATAATAATCCAGCGACCGGTACCGATAATAGCTCCAACATAAAATCACTCCCTATATCCCTCTTATAGAGGGTATATATCCCTGTTTCAAGGAATACGTGCATACAAGCAAAATCCCTTATGACATATAGAATATAAGCTTTCCACATCCCATTCCTTCATAGAAACATAACTAGAACATAACGTAGAAGGTATAAAAACGAACCTGTAAGCGTTGTGTACAAAGTAATACGTGGAAGCCAATGTGGAACGTTCTTCCCCATTTTTTCTGCTACCTTCATCGTAATTACTGACAAACCTGTTGCCGTCCAAATAATTACTGCTTCTCCTGCAAGTGTCATACCTATTCCTCCTCTTCTTTTTCGCGGAATATAATACCTTTTCTCGCAAGCACTACATCATAACAATCCATTAGGATTTCCCAATTTAAAATGTCTTCTTCCTCACCGTATAGATCCTCTTCGATAACCTGGGATAAACTGAAATACCTTTTATATTCCTTGTTATTAAACACTTCATGATTTTTCATGTGATTCATAATTGATTCTGTTTCTGATTTGGATTTTGATTCGTTATACATTTGACGTAATTCTTTTGAAGGATGTAAATATGGAGTTGTGTTTAAGTGATTATACTGCCAACGCATGTAACTCTCTCCCCTCTTGTTGTCTCTTCTTCCTTGTGGGCTTCTAAATGGAAGTAATATAGGTATATGTGATGGAATTTAATATTTGCCTGTCCAATTAAACTTTTTATGACAGAAAGCATTTTATTAAAAAGGTGTATTACTTGATGTGTTGAATCATATATATAGGAGGGATCTATATGAATTTCAAATGTAGATTACGCATCATTTTCGCCGAAAGAGAAATAAAACAAAAAGAATTTGCTAAACGTGTAAACTTAAGTCAATCTACACTAAGCACTCTTGTAAATAATACAAAACTACCTACTTTCCCTACAGCCTATAAAATTGCTAAAGAACTAAACTTGTACATAGAGGATATTTGGATTGAAGAAGAATCGAATATTAAATAAATTTCAAGGTGGAGATTATATGAAAGTCATACGCTCTATTTTTAATGCGTATCGCATATTCGGTAGAATTTTAAAACCTATACTACGTGCATTATCTAAAAGATAACTTTAAATACCATAATAATAAAAACAGGCCTAATCATAAAAGATAGGCTTTTTTTACGCATTCCAAAAGAACATATGTTTGTGTATAATAATATCAAACAGCTTGAATCGGAGGATCTCATTATGGAAAATGAAAATTGGGGAACACCTAAATTGAAAGGGCGCGGTATGATAAAGTGGCGACCATTTGCTTCACTTCCAGAACAATTTATCGGAATTAAGGAAATGCTAAACGATTTGAATAAGGTTCCTAAACCAACGATCACAGAAGATATGCGCGAACAAATTGAGCGTGGACTTATTCATTCAATGCAAAATAAAGAGGAAATATTAATTTCATACTATCGTGACGGAATAATTCACGACATGTACATAAATGTATTACATATTGAACCAATGCTAAAAACTGTGTATTGTACAGATGCTTTTGGTTTAAATACTGAGTTTAAGTTTGATGAATTGGTGAATATAAACTAAAAAAAGCCGCCCAATAGGACGGCTCTTATTTTTACTTTTCAAACTTCACATATTCACCTGAAACCCATTGGTCGCCACCAACATTATACCAACCGTCTCTATATCCCCAAGACTGATATCTTTCGCTCTGGTACACATTTTTTACGACACCATAGTTAGTTCCTGGACCAGTACGAACGCGTAACACATCAGCAGTAATAGTCACTACACCAATACCATCATTTGAAGGTTTAGAAGGTGTCGGTGCCTCCCCTCCTGTATAACGAATGTACGATGGATCATTATAAATCCACTGATCGCCACCAAGGTTTAACCACCCGTTTGATTGTCCCCATACTTCGTAGGACTCACCTTTACCTAATTGACGAATAACCCCGTATCCAGTACCCGGTCCTTTACGAAGGTTAACGCCATTCCCCTCAATATATGCAATACCTGTCCCGTTATTTGACGGCGGAATAGGTGTAGGAGTTACTTTACCACCTCCATTGTATGCGTTTTGGACTCTTTCAATAAAACTATTCCAACGTCCTTCTGCTAACATACGATGAGGACAGTACTTTCCACTCCATGATTGGTGTGTGCGAACTTTACTAATTGGAATATTGTACTGTTTCATGAGTTGAGCTACAACGATAGCTGCATTATCTTCTGCTTTATAATATCGATCTCCACCATTTAAAGAATAGCAAATCTCAACCCCGATAGACTTTCGATTACCATTTCCTCCACCATCACCACAATGCCAAGCGTTACGCTCTAAAGGAATACCTTGTACAGCTTCCTTATCATCTACTGCGATATGAAACGAAACTTGGTTGTCATTGCGAATCATATAAGATACTTCATTTTCTGCTGTAGCATCATTATACGTATTGTGAACTGTGATAAATTCTGGATTCATTGTATACGGACACTTTGTACCATATTTACTTGGGTCAACTAATTTTTTTCTGATTTCCATTATTGAACATCTCCTTTTAGTGTAAATTATTTTTTTCTAATACATCTTTTTGTTGTAATCCTTTGTTACTCAAATAGTTGTTCTTCCACGCCATATACAAAGTAAATGCGCCTGTAATTACGGCTACTAAATCGTTTGTGATTTTGTCATCAATGGTTTGGTATCCAACAAGATTTAAAACACTATTAATTACAGCAATCACCAATATGACATAGCGACTAATTGATGCTGCATCAAGATTTTTCATATTCTCACCTCCTCTCAATAAAAAAAGTGACCGTATATACGATCACTTCCCTGCGAATTTAAAAAGAGCCATTATCCCACCAGTGATAATAGCTCCAACTACTGTAGTACCAATCCAGAATACTAATTTATCTAATCGATCAATCCGTAAATGAGCGCTTTTCGCTGATTGCTGTGCTTCAATCGCAACATCCTTAACGTTACCAAGTGTGTCTAACTTTGTTTCCACCCTTGTTAACCCTACTAATAGTTCTTTAAAATCATCATGTTTTTGCTCTGACATTGGGTCAACTCCTTTCCAAATAAAAGCCCTATTTTATACAAAATAAAAAAGCCTGCTTATGCACGCTTAATCTGTAATATTTAAATTAAAAAGCTCATTGCAATATGAATTGTATTCCCGCTCTGAACACCATTTACGAAAATCCCACCATCACTTTTAACCGTAACCTCACAAACTGTTGGTCCATTGCCATAAGCAAGTGCTGGAAAAGCAATATTTTGTACAGGGCGAAATCCAGTCGGAAGGGTTGCGAATACTGTCGTATTTGTCGGATTTCTAACTGATCCAATGACAGATATCTGCTCACCGCTTCTTTTATATTTCATATTTCTATCAGCAACATTTTCTATCCCTGTTGTAGGAAGGTTAATCCACCCTGTATCATTTGCTTGTCTAATTGTCCCATCTGTTCGAAATTCTACTCTTTTGGACCAATCCCAAGTATCCCCTTGAGAAACTGTGGATGGAGCAAAAATCAGCTCTCCCTGCGCCCCTTTGTGAATGACTGTCTTATAAGAACGACTACCTAATACAATTGCATTATCGCTCTTAAATTCAAGTAACCCATTTATGATGTCGCCAGCTTTTTTTAGAAGATTATCAGCAAAAACATTGAATACCCCAGTAGGTGATTTATCAAGCAACACTTTATTATTTTTCCAGTCTTTTAAATAGAATTGACCATCCGAGGCTCCTACAAGACCGATATCTAATAACTTATCCTCACTATTGAATCCAACTCCGATATTGGAACCGGACGTTGGTTTCATTGTTAGATAACCTGTCATTATCCCGCCTGATCGCTTTACAACATCCATTTTATCAACCGCTTGCTGCAAAGCATCTATCTGTTTCTTGAGCTTATCGAACTCAGAAATATAGTTTTCGATTTTAATATTACCTTCTTTTACATCCCGTCTTAATGTAATCCGAATGTCTGGTGTACTCATTCGTTCTGTACTTTTTTCCATAACAAAATAAGCTGTCCAATCATCCGATGCGGAAACAGCTTGTGAGGACAATGTGTATGAAAATATACCATTCTTTGCATCAACTATTTGAGCATCATCTCGAACAAACAGTCCGACTTGATTAATCGCTTCGTACTTCACTGCATACCCTGTTAAATCAACAATTTGCCCCTTTTCTCTTACATATACAGTAATCTTCAAGCCGTTTTTATCATTTTGTCTCGAACGAATTGTTTTGGTAAACACAGGATCTGCTAAATCTATAATAATTTCCTCATTTCGCATGACTACACCTCTCTCTAACTATTCCTTTTCACGCGTCTAGGCGGTCTTCTTTGACGTTTTACTTTGTTCCTGTGTTTTATATTTCCTTTAGGCTTTATTGGCTCTAATTCTTCGATTCTAGCATCTGTTTTGGCTACATACTCCTGAAATGCTTTAACAGTCTGCGCAATCATCCCATATAAGCCAACACCATTTTCTTTTGATTCATCCGGAAGCACAACTCCATAATGAGTTGTAATATCATTTGTTGTAAGGATTGGATCTCCTTCTTTACGTTTCATACGCATATCATACAACTCGGCTACTTCTGTCTTAAGGTTGTACTGTTTAATTTCCCAGCCCATTACCTTCTCTAACGCATCAAATTTAATATCACGTATATTTGTTTTATATTTCTTTTTAGAAGATACTTTAAAATCTGCTGCTAAAACACCGTTGAAATAAGTTCCCCCAGCACTTTTCACTTGCACATAGGTACTTTCATAATTTCTGTTGTTCCGTAATAAAATGTTCTGAAATACGATGTCACTATCTCCGCCAGATGACTGTTTCAAATCCACAACCCGATCTCCATTTTGGCGAAAGCTAAATCCTTCTTTTGCAGTGAAATAAGCACCACCTGTTCTACTTTCCAGAAAAAGATTATTTTGGCTTCTCAAAGAAGCATAGGATGCTTTTGACTCTAGTTCTAGGCTTTGATCCGCTCTTAGTTCCGCATGTCCATTTTGATTAAACGCAAGGGACGCTGAAAAATAGACTCTGTTTGGATCACCATTTAGGTATCCATTTGATATTCCGATTCCTCCTGACTTGGGAGAACCTTCGAGTTGGTAAACTAACACTGCACCCTGCGTTGCTGTTATATCATTGTTGCCACCTAATACAATAGTGGGTTGCATGACATTACTTTGATTTATATAATAGCCCATGAAAATCCGGGTGGTATACGATTCCATTAACCTAATAAACTGTTTGGAAATAGAGACATAATTAGAATCATTGGCAGTTCTAAGAGTAGTTCCTGTTATTTCTCCACCTCTAATCACATTTCCAGTCAATACTCCAGTTGTAATAAAATCCGCAACAATACGCCCATCTTTTGTTATTGCTATTTCATACGGACCATTTACCCCGTTTGATGAATAACCTAATCCGTTTATGTTCCACTGCCACACTTTTGAAGCTGTCATTTCATTTTTTGTATCCATAATTAGAATTCGGTCTGGATATACACGAACATTTCCACCAAATCCTGAATTGATTAGTTTTGTTGCATTTTCTTTCGCTGCATCCAGTAAAGATCCTGGCATATTGGATAAATCTTGTTGAATTTGATCTACCTTACCAGCCATATCTGTAAAAGATTCTTTAAAGTTCCCAATGGTTACATTGATATATTCCTTTTTAATCGGATCATATTTATACGCAATGACTTTTGCTTGAATATCAATACCGTCTTCCTCATGTTTAACTGTAACAATATCTCCCATCCAGACACGCTGCAAGATTTTATATTCTTTATATTCCTCTGTTTGAGACAACTCTTGAAATTCAACCTTATATGTTGCTTTCGGTTGATCTACCATCTGAATATCAAACATAGCTTTAGCGGCTTGACGTAACCTTTTATACGCTTCTTCTACAGGTACTGCGTCTTCATCATTCGCATTTTTACCGATAGCTGCCTTTATATGATTAAATTCAATAACTCGTATTCTCGGATGCGGATACTTATTAATCAGTGGGCTATCTACATATTTTTCTGGTAATAACAATCCGTCAAACCCTTGTGGCATAATTCTGGTAGTAGGGCTTTTCCAGTCCACACTGCCTTCATACCCTAACAAATCTTTTTTATGCCTTATCACTACTCCACGGTTAGATCCTCGGCTTTTCAACATCTTTACATCAAAGTTATCTCTTTTTAATTCCCCGCCCCATCGATTTACGAATGAATTATCTTGGCTCGTATCCAACATTGCTTCAACAGGATTCTTTCGAACAATACGTGCGGTGGATATATTTGTTACATCAGAATAAAAAGTAAAAGGATGCTTATATTGACAACCTGATGACAACCTAGCCATTGCCGCACTACCATTTGTGGGCTGAATAAATATATCTTCAATCAAGTTTTCCGTTAAATCATAAAAAATATGGTAACAAACCGCTTTGATTTCTCCCATACTCACTTTAGGAGTTACCACGCGAAATAACTGATCCCCATCAGGAGTAGGAACTTTTATGATGCTCATTCCGTCAATCTTCGTTCCATATGGAGCAAATAAAGGATAATTAAAATTAAAAACAAATAAACCGTTGAGTTCTTCCTCAACAGTTGCACTATAAATATGTTTATCTAAAACACCAATTCCGTTATGCGTAAAGTCTGTTTCATTTGGTTTATATAAAGTAATCATTATTTATATCTCCATCTTGGTTGAATTGAAATAAATTGAATAGCACCTGACCACTCTATTTTATTTTCTCCTATTTGGAATTCTGGAAAACCACCAATCATCTTATCATTCATTGATACTGTACCACTGTATGCCTCTAATAATTCTGAATCTATTACAACAGAACCATTTACATCTTTAATCTGAAAAGAAACATCATTAATAAAAATTCGAAATGTACCATTCCCTGCAACGAACAACATTGGAGTTGATTCCATTGTACCTGGATTATAAATAGATCCAGGAGTACTCAACATTATGTTTGCATCTTCTGTATACTCAAACGGATCAAGCGTAAAGTCGATTTCAAACTCACCATGTTCTTCAATTTCATTTGCAATATCACCTACTACAACATGTTTAATTTTCCGATACACATCATCATCTGTAAAATATAGTGTCTTGCCATTCATCAACCAAGCCTTCATGCGCCGAACTAATGGCTTAATATTCTCTTCTTCAAGCATATTGAACTTTATTTTTAAAGGGACGTCTTTAAACGCCCCTTTTTTTGTAAGTGAGCCATGTCTACCCGGCACTTCAATATGTTCTACTTCCTGTTCTGCTGTAGGAATAACAGGGCGTTCTACCATACATATTCCATAGTCACTTGCTAACTGATTATCGATACCTATGTCTAGCAATTTAAGTCCTCCCTATTCCTATTTTTACATTACGGCCACGCTCAGCAAACCAATCATTTGCTTTTTCAAACATGCGATCAACATCACGTTCATTATTAATTGTGTTATAAAAATTAATTTCTACAGGACCGCTATCAATTTGTTGAACAATCGGTTGAACTGCTCCTGTTGCTAATGCTGACAGATTAGAAGCGATGTTATCTTGTTTGTTTATCCCATATAAATTCAACTTTTTAAAAGTATCATCAACCATGTTTGAAATATTATTAAGTGCGGATTGTAACCCATTACTTTTGTTTGTCTTTTGGTTTGGAGCATTATAAAAGTCTCTAAAAATTTGCTCTCTGAAACCAGATATTTTTTTACCAATTTCTAGCCACTTATTCGAATTGTTAAATTCTTTTAGTATATCTTGAGCTGGGTCTCCCCCCTCTAGTATGCTACGAATATACCGCGCAATAGGACTATCGTCTTCTACTCCATCAAGAGTGAACTGTTCTAATTCTTTCCCAACTGCTTTTAATGCATCTCTCATATCCATTGGTAAATGAGTAATCCAATCATTAAGATAATCTCCATCATATAAAATTGCTTCAAAATAACTCCGAAGAGGATTGTTATTCATCATGTCATTTACAGTGGAGCTATTGAAAGTATTTAATGTTGTTTCTAATACTGAATATACTGAATTCGCTAAGTTTTTAGCTGCTGCAAGAACTGTTGAAATTGATTGTTCCATACCAACAGCAAGCCCCGCACCAACTTGTTTACCAACCTGATCCCTCATTTTTCGAGATGGACTATGGATGTCGAAGAAGGAAGTAAAACCATCAAGAATATCGTTACCTATAGACTTCACCTTACTTAACACTTTACCAGCCATGCTACCTAGACCATCTATCAATCCACTTATGATATCTTTACCTATCTTAAATAGATCGATTTTTCTTAATGTGTCAACGATTTTCGGTACAATATCTGTTACAATTGTCGAACCTAATTGCCCTACCATGCTGACAATCCCTTTTATTAAAGCCCAAATTAGTTGAACACCAGCTTCAAGGATTTTAGGTAGATTCTTAATTAACTCTCCTGCTAAAGTAACAATTAGCTTTAATGCGGCTGCAATTAATTCCGGTATCACCTTTACAATCCCAGCAATCAACATAAGTAAAATTTTCACACCAGCTTCAAGTATCTTCGGCAAGTTTGCAATTAATGTGGATGCTATTTTGACAATTAAATCTAATGCTGCATTAATAAGCTGTGGTAACACTTTTACAATTCCATCAATAATGGCCATTAAAATCTTTACACCGGATTCAATTATTTTAGGTAAGTTTGTTAATAAAGTATCCGCCACTTTGGTGATAAGATTTATCGCTAAATCAATAAGTTGCGGTAGCATTTTAATGATTCCGTCTATTAAGCTAGTTAAAACCTTAACACCAGCTTCAATAATCATAGGTAAATTCGCTGTAATGGCTTCAATTAAAGTTGTAATGACTGTAATAATCGCTAAAGCAATCATAGGTAAAGCTTGTGTGATTCCTGTAATTAATGAGACTAATAAATTTATTCCCATTTCAATTAGCTGAGGTAAAAATGACATAATTCCGTTAATAATAGTTTGAATAATCGTTACAGCTATTTGGATTAACTGAGGGAGCATCTGCATAATTCCGTTTATTAAGGTTAGAATCAATTGAAGTCCTGTTTCTATCAGTGTAGGTAAGACTTGTACAATTCCAGAAATTAAAGTTTGAATGATTTGTATTCCCATTTGAACAATCATAGGGAGATAGGTAGCAATCATCTGTGAAATTGTGTTTATAATCCCAACAATGGCTTCAAGCATAATTGGAGCCGCTACAACCAAACCGTTCACAAGGTTTGAAATCATTTGTGATCCCGCTTCAAGAAATTGCGGTAATACTGTTGTTACGAAATTAGCTATATTGTTAAAAATATTTGTTATGGTTTCAATTATAATTCCGGAGTTTGCATTCAAATACTCTGCAATGGCTGGCAAATAACGAGATACAGAGATAAGAACACCGGGAAGCCCACCAATAATTGCTCCCGCTATAGTAGGACCAATGGTTTTAAAAATCTCACCTAACTGACTAAAATCACCAGAAAAAACAGCTTTTACTGCATCAAAAAGATGAAGACAAGCTTCACGTATCTTACTAACTGCCAACCCTATTATTTCAGCCGCATTTTGAAAACCTTTTGGTAAATGAGTAATCCAATCATTTAAATAATCTCCATCAACAGCCGTATAGAATAGATATTTACCTAGTGAAGATAATGCGTGTCCAAAGTTTTGAACACTTTCAATTACATTCGTAATGCTATTTCTAAACCCTTCATTGGTTTGCCATAAATTTCGCATCCAAATAATCAATCCAGCAATGGCTGCCGATGCGGCTATCACTCCACCTGCTACTAATGCAACTGGACCAGCAACAGCCCCAATACTTACACCCAATATACCAGCTATACTGGATAAGGTGACAAATACTGGGGCTAACGCCATACATGCTCCAACAAGAATTCCGAGCGCAGTTACAATTGTTGTTATAGCTGCTGCTAATGCTGGATGTTCTGAAACAAAGCTCGCAAAAGCACTAATTACATCAGCAATGACTCCCAAAACAGGTTCAAGTGCCATTTTTAAGTCGTTCATAGCTTTTTGAAACTTTACAGCTGGGCTGGCATCCATTTTCTTAATCATTTCATTTAGCTGTTCTTGATTCTTGTTTAAATCTATAACTTTATCTTGAGCGCCAATAAGTGTATTGGTGATATTCTGGCCTTGATCTTCATACATCGTTCCGAAAAGCTTAACACCAATCTCATTTCGCTTTGTTTCATCTTCAATACTAGCCAATGCTTTAGCAATCTCTGTCATGGCGGCCGAACCTTCTTTACCGCCTTTAGCGACAGATTTCCCCCACTTTTCTAACTGATCAGCCGAAATTTTAGTGCCTTCAAGAGCTTCTTTCATAGACTTGTCGACACCTTGACCAAATTCAGCCGCTTTAACACGACCTTCTTTTAGTCCATCTAAGAGATTATCAATCATTTACATTCAACGTGATTCGCAAGGTCACGCCCGTTCTCTATGAACTGCTATACGTCACCGTATAGATTAGACTATATCTTCAACTACTTGAGTTGCTCCCCGTTTCGAGTGTCATATGCTTACACCCTACGTCTTTCGACTAGTCGTTGCACGTTCCTTAATTAAAAGGCTTCGCTCAGTATTGTCTCATTTGAGAGTTTCACTGAATTAAAGGAGTTTTTCATTGTATGTCGCCATACAAGGGAACTATAATCTAATTCCAAGTACCTGTATCAACACCAGCTTCCATAATTGCTTGTACTTCTTCAGCATTGTAACCAGCTCGTGTTAACTGACCACCATATTCAGCAATAATGTCTAATTGCTCAGGAGGAAAGCCGATTTTTAATAGACGATTCGTTAACCCTAAAGCCGTATCACTAGTTATCCCTAATTCATTACCAATTTCATTCGCTTCTTGAATTAACTCAGTAAAATCTATACCTGCGTAAGCACTTGCAATGGCTCCTGCTCCTTTTACAATGGAAGCATTAGCTTTATCACTGACAGTGTGATTTAATGCCCATTGTCTACGTGTACCCTCCAGTGCTTCTTCCACATCAACACCATAGGCTTCTACACCACGAACCGCTTCTTCTACCGATTTTTTAGAGGATGCTGGAACTTCAAAAGAAACGTCAATTTTTGTTTTTAATTTAGAGGTATCAAGTGCTTGCTCAATGGCTCCTGAAATACCACCACCAGCCATTAATCCACCTAGAATATTTTCTAAACCAATATCTAATTCTTTGAAACTGTGCGATGCTCTCTCTGCTTCTCGTGAAAGGTCTCTCAAATCATTTCGAACTTGTTGTAATGAGTTACCATCATCTATAGAACGTAGAGATCGCTGTAATTTCTCAATATCTGCTTCTGTACCTAATGCTTCACGACCGATGATTTGAATCGCTTGTTCTAACTGCCTAGCTGTCGCTGTACCGTTTCGTATTGCGTTTGTAAGGTTATTCCCTAATGCATTTGCAAAATGGTCTACACTCGTTTCAGTCGCATCAAAAAATGTCTTTAATTGTTTCGTTGCATTTTCTTGTTCCTGCAAACTTCTATTCGTCGCACTTAATTGATTCTGTAATTGCTGTTCTGCTGTTCGAGCTTGTATAAGCTGCGTTTCATATCTTTGGATTTCACTAGCATTTTCACCATACTGCTGTTTGGCTTGCTCTAACTGTTTCTGATAGTTTTGTACTTTACTAGCTGCAACAGTATGTTGCTCTCCAAGGTTATCTATTTTTAAACGTAACTTTTCTATTTCTGAAGCATTCTCACCAAGCGTTGCTTTTTGCAACTCGTATTGAGCATTTAACTTAGAAAGAGAAGATTGTAACTGTTCTTCCTGTCCTTTTAGCTCTTTCAATTTTTGAGCTGCTTTAGCTGTTTCACTTGTTCTTTCCTGTTCAGCATCTCTCGCCTGTTTTAAACTTTCAGAAGTTTGTTTAATACTATTCGCTAACTGTTGTTCTGTTATTTGTTGGCTTCTTAACTTTGATTCCAACTTTGCTACAACAGTAGAATTTTCTCCGTACAATTCTTTAGCACGTTGTAAATGTTCAGCCGTTGCTTGCGTAGCCCTTTGTGCAACTGCATACTGTTGGGAAAGGTTTTGAAGCTTTGCTTGCAGTTTTTCTGAATCAGTGGCATTTAACTTCATCTGCTCTTCTTGTAATTTCATTTCTTGACGAAGTTTTTTAGTTTCCTGATTCATGCCTTTCATAGCATCATTAAAATCTTTATTTTGTGCTTTAAATATAACTTCAACTTCCGAATTATTTCTTGCCATTTTCTCACCTACCTTTACTTGGGATTGTTACGCCATGCTTCAAACGCTGTAATCCCCGCGTAAATACGCTCAACAGACGAAATTGGCTCATGCCAAAAAGTCTCTGGATCTATTCCAGAGACTAGACAATACAAGACGTATTTATCTTCCACACATTCGATTTTAATGTCTGGATTTTTTACTTTTTTTCGCCGTTACCGCCGCTATTTGTGCTTTTTTTGAGTGCTGCGGCAAATTGATTTGGATCTTGACTAATTACATCCACAACAAGCTTCGTATATAGTTCCATAGATTCTGCTAATGAATCGTGATACTTCTGTAAGAAATCATCAAATGTTAACTTCTCTTTAGGGTTTGCTCCTTTAAACGCCATATAAATCACTTTATGAATACTTGTTTGATCGATTTGTTCTAAAGCTGATAAATCTTTATTATCCTTATTTCTTAGTCCATCTAAAGCTTGGAATTTCACAATATCAGCAATAATTGAACTAGTAATAAGCCCTTCTTCTTGTCCCTTTTTTAAAGCATAATTCGTTAAAAATGCCGGATAGTTTTGTTTATTAATAAAACGTTGTTCATACTCACCTTCTACTTCTACAAATTCCACTTCTTTTAATGTTATTTTTTGAACTTTCATCTGCTATTTCCTCACTTTCATTTTCCTGTTATTTAAATACAAAAGAAAAAGCCCTGTATAAAACTAGGGCCTTAAGCTGAAGTCGTTGCTTTAACAAGAGATGAATTAAATTGTGTATGCCATTTTTGTGCAACTGTTGTATCTGATAATTCGTCCACAAACGCTTCATAATAGAATTTATTTAAATCATCTGGTAAAGCCGAGAATTCTAATTCCATCATTGCCAATTCTTCCTCACCATTCGCAATAGCAAATTTAAAACCAGTGGAGTTTGAGCAATTTGGAAACGCAATAAGTTTTACAACATCTTCAAACTCATCTACTACATCAGCCGTAAATACAAAATCATATCCCTTTGAATCACTTCCGAACGCCCATACACCCGGCTTTAATCCAGTTGTATTAAAACCAAAATAATCTCTTGCTACTTTAACAGGAATATACGCTGAAACAGTAACTTTAAGTTCCGTGGTTTTCGCTTTCTTTTTCAACGTCACGCCACCACATACCTTTTTCATTTCCTTATTTTCTGGTTCCCCTTCAATTGATCCTACACATCCAAATTTTGTTCCTGGTTCTTGCGTTCCTTTCTTCTTAAATTGAATACTTGCATTCGCAATCGACACGGAATCAAATTCTTCAATTACTTTAACCATTTAAAATTCCTCCTCCAATACTTTATCTACACCTTTGTGTAGCTCTCCTAAAATTCTTGGCCTAGCGTTTACAATCCCACGCTCCGCAAATCGTTGTTCTAAGGGATTATGTGAACCTCTTCCTTCGTTCGGGAAAACTAGATAACCAAACGATCCTTTTTTATTAGCCGCTCCACCACGGGCCAATATCCTAAAACCTAAATTCAGTTTTTCACTTTTTGACCAGTTGCTATCTTTGGCATGTGTCTTATTTCGAACACTCCATTTAGAACGAGATACTGGAATAAGCTTTGTAATCTCTTCTATTGCAATTCGTATACCTTCCGTGTGAAGGATGGTATTGATTGTAGGTTCCATCTTATTTGGTAATAACCGCATTTTTTCTTCAAGCTTTTCTATCGCTTCATAATCAAGCTCAAATGCACTCAATTGGAATCACCCTCTTAAACGTAAAAACAACACGATCAATAAAGCGATCTGTATCTTTCACTTGAAGGCGATCGCTTTTAGAAACTACAAAGGATACCATTTTCACCTTGCCAACCCACGAAATAATATCAATGACTTGCTCATCTAAATTCGATTGATTTTCCGATAAATAACTAACATATATGCTTTGAGAAATTGTACGCTCATTAGAAGACGGTTTAAACTCACCATATTCCAAAATAAAACAGTTGTATCCCTCTTCTGTTAACTGCGATTCCTCATCTTCTGCTAGTTCATCCTCAACAACTAAAAGCTTAAATCCGTCTTCAAGGGCTTTTTTTATGCCACTTCTCTGCTCCTTCATAAGCCTTTTAGATTTTTCATTCACGAGATTTCACCGCCTGCTGCAAATAAAAGAAAAGGTATTGTTTGTTAGAATCATGATCCGCTTTAATCACGTCATATTCGATTCCATCCATTAATACCTTAAGTTTATTTTTATTTATCTTTCTAAAGGAAGGTGGATACAGTGTTTTAACTTTTAAATCTAAGCCCGTTGTTAAAACGCCCACCATTTTGTAATCACTGTCCCGTAAAGACATCACTTTATAGGCAAGCTTTCCTTCTTCACGAAACTTCTCACCTATTCTTTTTCCCTCTTCTGAACGCTCTGTTTTTTTATATCCGTATTGTAGAAATCCGTCATTTAAGGTTTCTCTATACGATTTTAGAACCATTGATTACACCAACTTTTCCTAAAGCCACATCTAAAATAAGCCTGGATAATTCCTTTTTATAATTTTTTTCAAACTCATCACCTGCATTGTTATAGACATACCGACAACGTTCTAACAGCAAATCTTTCGGGGTTAGCTCCTTTGAAAAATCAAAAGACGCATTTGTTAAACTCAACAAATACGCCTCTCCTTTTTCCAAAAGTTTTATTAAACTAGCATCCTCTTCATTCCATGTGATTTTAAGAACGTCTTTTAATTCTTGCAAAAGATTATCCATTCGCATCACCTTCTAACCATTAAGCCGTTGTAGTACTCGCTTTCTCTCCTAATTTACTAATATCGAATACAAGGAATGATTTATTATCCTTTGGACGACCATTTGCATATTGTTTACCAATATATACACGCTCGTCTTCGATGAATTTCACTTCATCTGAGAATTCAATTTTTTGTGTAGATCCTACTCCTAAAAAGTAATCCTTGGCCATTCCAGCGACCGACTTTCCAGATGGAACTTCTGTAGATTGAATAAATTGAATAGGGATTGCCGTATTTTGAACATATTCCCCATTTGCATTTTGAAAAGTAATAGCTGGGAAAATACGCGCCCAATAATCCATAGGATTTACAACCATAATCACATTCGCTACATTTCGTTTTCCATTGTTCGTTAGTGGAGCCATAATTTCTTTTCCTAATGATTTAGGCGATAAATCATTTAGCGCGACTGCTGTTTTATCTGGATAAATCCCACCAACTACTGCCCCATCTAAATTTTTCATCATACCAATAGGTTGTTCCTTACCCGTACCACTAATGACAGCTTGTTCAAGAGCAATATACATAGATTCCATCAAAACTGTACGAACATAACGATCTAGCCACTCTGGACCTAGGTCTAACATCGCTTTACAAACAGGGATATATGCGCTTAATTTATAAAGGTTTAATTGAACTTTCTCAAATCCTTCATCAATGACCTGTTTAATGTCATCGCATAATTTCCCCCACCATGCTGCTGGAATTTCACCTTTCTTCATAATCCATTCTGTTAATCCTGTTACATTAATAAAATCAATTGCTTGAAGTAAAGGACGATTTCTTACTAACTCTTCAAACACGCGATCAATAACTGTCGCTGGAATTAATTTTTCGACTCCTGCAAATGCTTCACCGCTTGCGATTACTTCATTGTAGTATGAGCGCTCTTCGTTAGTTAAAGCATGTAACCCACGGGAATTTAATACCGCTTGATTATTTAAATTACTTGCAATTTCAGTTTGAACCGCTGGCGTAACTTCATTCAAAATGTTTGTTTGAATTACATTCGCCATTTTCGTCATGGCTTTTGCATATGCTTCATTATCATTCTTTTCAATTGCTGCTTTAAATTCGTCTTTCACGTCTTCCATACTGTTATCTACACGATCTAGATTTTTAATCGTCATAAATGATTCTCCCTCCAAAATAAAAGAACTACTTGTTATTTTCCAAGTAGTTCATCATCATATTAGTTATTGGTTTTTTAGGCTCTTCAACGCCCTCAACTTGATTTGACGTTTTTTGTCCTGCCTTTGCTGTGTATTTCTGAAGTAAATTATTTTTCACATCTTCTGGACTTGGTTCTTCGTTAGGATCTTCTTTTTCATCCGCAATTTCATCACACAAACCAAATGCCTTACATTCTTCTGCGGTTAACCATGTTTCATTTTTTAATAAATCTTCCATTTCAGAACGTTCACCTACAAAACGTTTCATGTAAGTATTTGTAACGGACTGATCGATCTTATCAAGTGCATTTAATTGTTGTTCGAATACTTCTCTATTGCCCCATGCAAATGTAGACGCCCGATGGACCATTAGCATTGAATTTGCCGGCATAATAATTTCATCACCGGCCATTGCAATTAATGATGCTGCCGACGCTGCAATACCATCAACATGAACAATGACTTTTGAGGAATGCCTTTTTAATTGATTGTAAATTGATATACCATCAAATACGCTACCTCCAAATGAATTAATATATAAATGAATGTCGCCATCTTTGACATTATTTAATTTACGTTTAATCGCATTAGCTGAAACAGATTCTTCCCACCAACTTTCACCGATTGTACCGTAAACATAAATATCATTTTCTCCTTCATTTTTTGGTTTTTCCAGGTTTAAGTACTTTTTAAATGCATCATTTTTATACATCTTAGTTACCTCCATTCTCCTCACCTCCTTCCAAAGAATCGGCTTCTTGATAATTCTTTGTAACAAAGCGTTTATTTGCCCATTCCTCTTCAATTGGCTCTCTACCAAGAATAATTAAGATATCATTGATAGATAAACCACCAATTGCAAAGAGCTTATCTAATGCTGTTGCTAGTTTCGTAATATCAACAACCTTAATTTTCGTTGTATCAATCTTTAAATATGTGCGTTCTATATACTCTTCTTTGCTATACATCTTCCGGTTAAATTCATCTTGAATCAATTCAGCAATCGGATTAATACAAAAAGCTAAAAATGAATCCATTTGTTTCTCAATATCCGCGACATCACCTTTTAAAATCCCGATTGGAACATGGAAGGCAATGGCTACATAATTAAATATGTCATTAATTAAATCGCTAACATCACGACTTGTACTATTATTTGATACGCCATTTTTGCTATCGCTCATATCTTCGATTACATAACCATCTTGTAATTGAAAAGCTGAGCCAGCTTTATCTGCGTTAAACCAATTTTTCAACTGCCCTTCAAACATTTCATCAATTGCCGCTTGCGTTTCTGGATCTTGAGCTCTTAAAAAATCTCCTTTAATTAACAAGCGTTTATTATTTTTTCTTTTATAATAATCAATGGAAGATGCAAGCAATTTGCCAAAACTACTATACATCCCGTCAATTACCTGCATAATATTGCGGTCGTTTAATTTAAAGTGGAAAACCTCTGATTCGTTAAATGATTTTTCAAAAGTAAAGTCTTCAATTGTTATGTCGTTATATATATTTTCTTTTAATGCAAACTTAGTAACATTAAAGGAATCCGCAATATACAATTGCTCATTCTGCATAATAACAACGCATTCATTTTCCATAATTAAATGATTTACTAAACTATGCATAAACTCCGTTGCATTTTGATTCTGATTTGGTTGTACATTTAATAAAAAATGATTCCCACCACGTTTTTCTTTCCCTTTTTCAAAGGTTTGAAATTCACACCTTGTTAAAGCATTTGCAATTAAATCAATGCAACTTTCTACAGCTAACTTTTTATAGAAATAGTCAACTCCTAATTCATAAAAACATGAGTCTAAAGTCAGAGTCTTCTTGCTTCCAAAAAAACCTCTTACCCAATCTCTTAATCCCACATTCTCACCACCTTTTATACACTAAATGATTTAAATATCTTTCTAACATTTTCTTTCGTTAAAGTATTTGACTCTTTTAACTCACTATCGCAATTAAGCGCATGTAAAAAAGCGAAAAACCCATCTGTTTTTCGCTTCTCTTTATCAACCTTTTTATATTCAATATTGCCATTCATTTTTTCTTCTTTATAGACATTTCCCACATACCAACGCATTAACGGATCATCACCAAAAACAATGGTATGTTTAATAAAAATCTCTTCTACAAGTGGAGCAAGTTTACTATGCGTCGCTGGACCACGACGAACAATTTCAATTTCAAAACCAGCCTCTTCAAGCGATTCTTTTAAAATAGCTGAACGATATAAATCCATGCTGACTTTTTTTATACGGTATTCTTTATTCATCATTACGAACCAATCTCGTACATGTTCCGCACTAATTGATTTGTCATAAACAACAGTAAGCAATTCCTTTTCAATTGCAATTCGAATAATATCCGGATTAATATCTTGCAACTTAGGTGCTGTATGATGCATGAATGTATGCTGCTTCCAATATCGTTTCCCATCTTTTTTAAATAAAATTCCAACCGAACAGAAATCACGAATTTGCGCGAAGTCAACCGCTCCAATGCATTCTATCCCTTGAACATTTTCAGGGAACGGCTGCTCTGTAGCTAATCTTTCTTCATAGGTAGCAACTTCTTTCCTCGTATCTTCGACGGGTAAATTCATTCTTTTCGTCATGAACTCAATACGTAATGCACTGTTACGTTTCATATCATGGTATTCTTTTCGCATTTCATGTTGTAAATTTTCATTGTATCTATATGAAGGATTTGCTTTTTCCCATTTAGACTCGTCATGGACTTCTTTTTCATCATCAAGCTTACATATGAAAGGAAACAGTGTGGAATGTGGTAATTCTTTATTCAACACCATCTGAGCTTCGTCTTTCATATCATCCAATACTCCACCACGGACATTTCCATCTGTTGTAATATAGAAAATCCTTGGATCTTTCTTTTTTCCTAAACCCGATGTAAAAACTTTTATATTTGAATAATCTTCATACTCATGTAATTCATCAAATATAACAGTTCCACTTCGCTTACCATCTTTTGTACGAGCATTTGATGTATTAAATTCAAATTTAGATTTAGTTTTATAATGTTTAATGAGTTTTTTGGATTTATAAAAAACCTTTTTTAATTTCTTTGTAAATTTGGGCGTTTCTAAAATATTTAAAACATCTTCGAATGAGGTTTTAGCCTGATCTTCTGAAGTTGCCACAATGTCTATATCATAATTCTTAATCCCATGATGACCACTTAGCATATAAAAACAGTCATAACTGATATATCCATTTTTACCTGCCCCACGACCAAGTAATAATAGATATCTGTCAAACATAAGACGGCCGTCATCATAACGCACACCATAAAAAAATGCATTACAGAACCTTTGCCAAGCAAATAGGGAAAAAGAAAAATAGGGGGCTGGCTTTTCCACTGATTTTTCAATAGCATCTGCATCAATCACTACACCAGGTTGATCTAACTTCCAACGAAGAAACTCCATGAGTTGTTTTTGTTCTTTACAACTTTGTATTTCCTCATTTTCAACCATACGCATATATTCATCGATGTAAGGATGATACTTATATGTAGTTGAATTTCTAGATGTCGTCATCATCATCATTACCTTCATATACTGGTTCTTTCAAACCAAGCACTTTTAATAATTCTGTCATGCGCTTGTTTGTCTCCCGAAATTCTTTTGTAGCTGGATTTGCTTTGATTCCTTTTTGACTCTCGCTATTTTGCCATTCAATCATTGGCCCCTTCTTCTTCAATTCTCTTGCTAACTTATTTTTCGCATCAAACATCGTCATGTAGTCATCAACAAGATCAACGTAGTGCATACCATACAAACCACTGTTTTCCAGTTGTTGTAATAAATCTTGCTTTATCTGTGCTTTTTTTGATAGTTTCCGCACAAGTACCCCCCCTCTTACTTTTTAATTCGCAAAAATGTTTTAACCGCTCTCCTCCCCCCGTTGAACGGTCCTCCTACTAAAAGCCGAACTTTTTGACCGGGGGGTGTTTAAGAAACTAATTCAAAGTAAGTTTCAATAAAATCCAAAATAAAAAAGACTTCTTCACTAGAAATCTTTAGCATGTCTGTTGTAAATATTAAATTCTCTTCTTCTTGCAATCTTTCTCTAACATCATTAAGTTTAAGTCGTTTGCACTTTCTTGGGTTCACACAATCTCTTATTTGGCAGTAACGCCAGTAAGCATACTTTCGGAACTGATTAAGCATGTCGCGCTCATATGACGTACGCTCGTCCTTCTCAGCGTATTGAATCATTAAGTCAGTATCAAATGTCCAACTACCATCCACAATAATCATAGCTACCACCGTTCCTCATTCATGAACTTAGGTACCTTCTTCTCAACCTTATCTAACCGATCGTGTACTTCATTGTGACATCGAATACATAAGCATTGCAGGTTATCTAAATCCATTGCTAAGTGTGGATGTGTCTTCACTTCTTTAAGGTGATGCACATTCTCAGCAGCTTTGTATTTACCTTTTGACTTACACATCTGACATTCACAATTATCACGCTGTAAAGCCTTTAGCCTCAGCGCTCTCCATTCTTTAGACTTATAGAACTTCATAAGCTTACCTTCTCTTATGAGCTTAATATAGTCCATTGTTAACACACCGTCCTCGCTCTTATGCATCTAGGCTTGCGATTTATAACCTGTGACTTCATCACTTTATGTCTAAAATATCCATATACTTGTTTAGGTGTTGTTGGTTCATAGTCATAATCTAGGCATTGTGTAAAAGCTCTAGCCATTTCCATTATTGATTCCCAATTATCTCGAATCCAATTGCTGATTACTTTACACGCTTCATATAACTTATAGAACTCTTTTAATCTAGTCTCAATTACATCTTCCATCTCCTCAACCCTTTCTTAACTTTCTCCAAAAAAAGATATCTTCTTTGAATGTATAAACTACAATCAAAGAAAGTGTAGGACTTTTAATAATCCCGAATTTATGTAGAAAATATGAGAGCAATCCATTTTTATAATATCTCTTAGCCCATCTAATCTGAGCAATCCACATTCCTAATAGGCTCTTCATTTACTCACCCCTTATCTTTCTCTAACAAATCATCCAATAATTTTTTGGTTACACTTGTTACAGCTTCTTCCTTTTCTTCAAGTGTTGCTTTTTCTTGTAACTCATCTAACACTTGAATGACATCTGGTAACCTTTCTAATCCCACATACTGTTTTATTTTCTTTTTGCTACGAAGAGCGCGAAGGATTATTCCAATGACCATTGCTTTTTCAAGCTTATTTAATTCCACTATTCATCATCCTTTAAAATCAAATGTTCAATTCCTTTTAATCCTTCATCATCAACATGTAGAGTAACTCTTTTTAAAATTTGAATCACATCATCTAATGTTTTGATTTTATTTGGATCAATCTTGTGTGGATACGTTGATTTAAATACTATTGTTTCGTTCCCCATCATTCATCCTCCTCAAAAATAAAAAGCACCCGAATGGATGCTTTTTTAAAATAAATTATTGACCTAAAATCCCCTCAAACGCCTCATTCAAATATTCCACCAATATGCCTTCAGTGAATATTTCTTCACGGTTTTTACTGAATAGTTTTCCTTCTTGTAAAATAATTTCGTCCAAATCTTCATGTATGAATGTATCTGTTGTTTTTTTCACTTTAATAGTATTAGTACTTTCGTCCACTCTAACTCTAAATTTTACATTTTGTATTCTTAGTTCCGAATTCTCATTCGATGTAGAAATAAAGTAATCGTATCCATCTATTTGTTTTAAACTTTCTTCAATTTTTTTCATACATGGAAGTATTACCTGATTGTATTTTTCGCGTAATATCTTTTCTTCTACATCTGCAGTCACAACTACCTTTACTCTTTCAATGAATTGATCTAAACTACTCATCCGTTCCACAACCCTTTCTACATTTAATATTAAACTTATAAACCAATACAATTGTATCATGTTCAGAATTTAGAGTCTTATTGAAAATCAACAAAAGAGCAACATTGCGCTACTTATTCTTCCTTCAAAATATGAATACGGTAAATGAAGTTTTATCCTTCTTCCAATCACCTAATGTTGCCCCATCAAACCGCTCGTACATTATTAAGTAACTGGAAGAAGAGCAAAAGCTCTCCTTATTAACGGTGACATTCAATCAGTACCATCTGCTGGTTTCGGATTTTATGTGCCGTCATTATGAAGCCGTTTAGAAATTTAGAAACAACATAGTGAGTTGTGTTTTCCGCCACTTCTCACAATACAAATATATCATGTTAAAAACCAAAACGTGTCCGTAAATCGTTCGCAAATAGTCCGCAGATAGTTCACAAATAGTTCGCGTTTTTTATTTATGCATTTTTTTACATCGTTTTTCAGCCTCTTTTCGCATAGTTTTGAATAAATATGTTCTTTAATCCTAGGAAATGAATTAGCTATAATCTGGATTGTGTTAAATTCACCTATTCCGTTTAACCTTAGATATACCAATCTCTTTCGCATTTTATAAAAATGAATTTGACACTTTCAGTTTAAAGCTAATTCAATAAATGTTAAAAAAATAAAGGAGCTAGATTCTAAACTTCCTTTGATAATCATTTAATGTATCTTGCTCCATTCCAATGTATCTCAATGTTTCTTTCTGATCTGTATGATTTAACATCTTTTGCAAGGCAACTACATCTTTAAATTGTTTGTAATGGTGATAGCCATATGTCTTTCTAAGTGAATGAGTACCGATACGTTCCAACCCAAACTCTTCAGCAGCTTGATTCAATATTACATATGCCATTGCACGAGTAATTGGTTTATTTTTTCCGTTTCTACTCTTAATTAGGTATTCATTCTTTGGCTTTCCTTCAGTATAATTTCTGATAGCTCTCTTCAGCTCTGAAGGCATCTTCACATCTTTGATCTTCCTTGTTTTCTTTTCGCGTATCACAATATTCCAGCCTTCTACATCACGAACACGTAAACGTAATATATCCGATATTCTGAATCCTGTATTAATACCAAGAAGAAACAGAATGTAGTTCCTCTCATTCTGTTCCTTATAGAACTCTTTTATTTCTTGTATTATTTCTTTATCTCGAATCGGCTGTACAATATTCATATACTTTGCCCCTCTTTTTGTTTACGCGTTTTTTGAAACACCTCTTTTTTTAGATTGAAAGCTAAACGCAATATCGCTCGTCCTTTTAACTTATAATATTTTGTTTTACCTATACCTAAATCCATCCAGATATCTTGATCATATCCAGAATCATGTTCCATATAAAATTTCACAATCACTTCACGTTCATCATCTCTTAGACGATTCACACCGTCATACAACCAACTCATAAATTTATTTCGTTCTTGTTCATACTCTATTCTTTCTATTGCAATATTTTCAGTCGAACTATTAAACTCATTTGTATTCGATGGAGGAACAATAGAATACGACGCTGTCACTTTTGGCAGCATATCACATGGCATAGTTGCTAAATATCTACGATACTCATTAAATACTTTTTCGATTTCTTGTTTTGTTCTTTTTCCATCCACAATTGGCATCTTAAATGATAGTTGTTTATTCATATTAAATTCCTCCATTGTTATTATTTTTGTCTTACTGCCCCACGTCTTCGTTCATAACGTGGACCATGAATTCCCATTAAATCCTCAATGTCGCGTGTGCTTAATTTCTCTTTTTGTTTTTTCTTATTTTTCTTCTTTACTTTTTTTGATTGTTTTTTCCACTCGCGTAGCTGATCCTTTAGTACTTTCATTTCCCCATCTCCCTTGTTTAAAATAAAAAGGACACCTATTCCTTAAACAGCCTTAATTGCTGCTTTAGTGAATTGGTGTCCTCTAGTTTTCTAGCCGGACTATATTCATTTGTAATCTCGAATTTTGTCTAAAATTTGTGATTTTTATTTATTTAGCTGCTACATCTGCCTTGTTATAATGAATGTAACATTGCCATTCGAAAAAAGTGACTTGTCCCCAATACAAGTTGCTTTTTTCTTTTTTATTTTAAAAGGATTATTTTGTTGTGTTTTCTTTCTGCTCAATATAACGATAAAAATCCTTTTCCTTTGCATGTTCATCACAAGCGACTACAGGAATAAAACTATCTTTAGTATCATTCTTGGAATGACCGTAAATATGTCCTTCTGTTGTTGCGCCCTTCCAACACCCTCTGAAATTACAAGTCCCTAATTCCATATCCATTTTTATACCTCCCCTGAATAAAACTCAATATTCCGTAAATACTATAGACACATGGTTATCTTTCCTCTGTTTTTCTTGGGTGAGCAGTTAGCTTTTGCTAGCTGCTCTTTTAGATTTATAATCACGTTCGTATTCTGCATTAGATTCTTTTATTTTTACACTTATGTTTTCCAACTCGGCTATTAATGTATCTAATTCATTTACGTCTAAATTAGCCATTTTCATTTTCTCAATCTTGAGGGCGTAATAACTTTTATTGGACCAATTACCAATGACTTGACCTTCAATCATGCTGCCATTTACTTTAAATTCTTTAATAAACATCGTTTCACCAACCTTTGCTACAAAATGAAATTTTTATTAAGAAATTAGTCATTCCACTTAAAACGGATGTAATGTTCGTAGTAAGATCCGCCTAAAATATTTTTCTTTTCTTCTTCCTTAAATTCAACCTTCACACCGTCCAATAATTCTTGTAACTTTTCTATAAATATTTTTGAACACATCATATGCCGATTTGGATTTTCATTATGAATTTTATATCTATGACCTGAATATCCGCTTGCGGCACTTTTAGTTATTACGATTTCCATTTCTTCCGCAAATTCCAACACCTTTTCATCAATGGCTTTTTCTTGGAGTTCCTTTAAATTCCCTACTAGAGACATATCCATTCCCCCTTTTCAATAAAATGAAGTTTTTATTTAGTTTTCTTTCCTGCATAACATTTTCAAATCTGTTTATACTATAAATGTAACTTGTGGTTACAATTTGCGTATCCATGTGGAATAGTATTTACAGCAGGCAGTTAGCTACTTTAGCTAGCTGCTTTGTTGTGCAAAATAGCGTTTTTGTTTATTTTTCACTTACCTTATCCGCAATCATCATTACAAAATTAGCAACATCTGAGCATTCTTTAATAATTTTTTCCTTATTACCACCTAAATCTCTATGGACATCAAGTTCATGTAATAACTCCAGACATTCTTCTTTTGCCCTATTGAGAAGCCAATAGCAGTCACAGTCTTTCCAACCGCCTTTATGGTCGTTTTCCTGTAATTTGCTTTCCATCTGTTCAGCAAACCATTTAACTTCCGCTCTCATGTTTCCCCCTCACTTTCTCTCAAATAACGATTTTATTTCAAATTCTTTGGACTGTAACAGTACTTACTGGCTTTATCGGCACCATCGGTCTTTTCTTATCTGAGTCTATTGATTTGCTTACTATCTCTAGGCATTTCTGACAATAAAACCAAACACGATCACCTTTCCCATTACTACTTTCTACCCTAAACTCTCTATAAAGATGCTTACATTCCTTAGTCACGCTACCTTCTCCCATCAAAATAAAGATTTTGTTATGTTTTAACTATCTTTAAAGCCCTTCCGACCTGCCTAATATTAAGAATGGTATACGGCATCTTGTAATTTTTCTTTTCTAGAAATTCTTTCATTTTCTCATAGGTTTCTTCTTCATTCGATACGCCTTGTATATCTATAACAAACTCTTTATTATTTGCCTTTTCCCTAAGAACCACTGACCAGACATCACCTTCACTAACCTTATAGAACCAGTTATCTTGACGATACTCATACCTATTACCATCCTGCTTATATTTGTAATCTGCATATTCCAAACCGCATTCTGCACAATGAGGACAATACGCTACGTCCATTAACTCCGACATAACGGTGACTACAAATTCCATTTCACACCAACCACATACCAGATGTAGTTTTATCCGTCCATGTACCGCTTCTTTTTTTGTAATTTCAATATCATCATTACTTATATCGGTATTTTCAACCGTGATATGCACTTTTAGATCAGTATAAACCCACTCCATTTTATTAATCTTACTGACAGTCACTTGCTGCCCTTTATGCGTATACGTTTTACCTACATACGGTAATTCCTGATTATATGGTCTAATTGTAAGAGTGGTATCAAAGGAGCTCACTACAATCCCCTCCTTTCTACAAAATAAGAATTTTGTTTAAAGTTTTATTTTTATCGCCCATCCACCTTTGCTATCAACCTCTATCCAGCCTGTAATATTTCTATTATGGTATCTGTTGCTTTTAATATTTCCCTTCCGTGATAGAACTTCTCCGCCTGTAAAAATCGCAAAAGGTGGCATGTTATAACAACGAATCCATTTAAAAGTTGGATCTAATTTAGGCTGCAACCCCATCTTCATCCAAAGTCTTTGTGAACGAATATCATCAGTACCTTCCTTATTCCAAAACCACATAGGCTCGTTATGCAACTTAGCTAATTGCCTATTCCTTGTACGTCTCATTCGCTCCATTCCTTTCGCCAAAATAACTATTTTGTTTAGTTTTCGATATCTACCTTACTTTCTACAAAATAAGCAGGATTTAAATCTGATGCGTTGTAATAAGTACCACCTATTCGAACTGCATTTTTATGTGAATAATAAGACTCGATGAGTAATAGTGCTTTGTCATTATCTGCAGGTGTTGCAACATCACCACTTTTAAACTCATCAATACCACGTCCGTGTTTTTCGAATAATCTACGACGCTTTTCTTGTTTAATTTCTTCTGGAGTTGCTTTTCTTAAACTTTCATCCCAATATGCTGAAAAACCATCACGCTCTCGCATATTATCTAAGACGATATATCGTCCATCTTTTTTAGTTATAATTCCGATCAATTCATTTTCTTCATGACATACCCAATCATTAATTTCAAATTCATTGATTGCATCCCACGCTTCAGTTACAACAGCTACTTCAACAGGATTTCCGCCCATGTATCGCAATCTAGGAAATACAATTACGATTTCTTTTCCATCTGACTGACGTTTAAACTTGTCGCCATCCTTAAAACGCCCTTCCTCCATGCCTACCAGAATTTCTCCTCTTGATAACCCTTTTGTTTCCATCTTTCATTCCCCTTTCCAACCAAATAACGCTTTTGTTCAAAATTAAGCGTAATTCACGAAACAACCGCACCCACCAAAATCAAACAGATCAATTTGTTCTAGGTTTTTCTGTTCAAATTCAATTCTCAATTGTTCCAGTGATAAGTTTTCACGTTTTCCATTTCGTACTCTGTTTAAAATAGTTACATCTTTCCCTAAATAAACTTGCATTTCTTTTTCGTAGTTCTCTAGCCATTCGAATCTATCTGGCAACTTTTTCAGAAGATTGATAAAATGTGCTTGCCCTGCTCTTACACACATTCCGCCGCAATTGTTATGACTAAATCCCATCTTATATAGTCGTGGGATCTCAATTCCTTTATGGCTTAATTCATCTAACATTTCTTCTTTGTTTATATATGGCTCCTCACACATAGGAAACTCCACTTTATAAGGTGACCAATTCTTTACTGGAGACTTAGTTCTGTGTTCTTCCGTCCAATCAATCCCTAAGTACAATACACATTCATCAGGCTGAAAGTTATCTTTTACCCATTTCTCTGCTGTTTTCTGTTTTAATAAATGTGAACATTGAGCAAGTCTTGAATTACCCAGCCATCTAACATCTTTAAACACTTCCCATGGTGTACGACCATCTTCAATCCTTGTTATCTTTACCCCAAAATCGTTTGATGTTTCATCTAAGAATCTATATAAATCTTCATCCTCAATTAAAGTATCGCTAAAAAGAAGGATTACGTTTTCTGTTCCATATTTATCTATAACTCTTTTAGCTGTGTACCAACTACCTATCCCTCCAGAGTAGAAAACTATACGTTTCATAAACTCACCCCTTTCTTTTTATACAAAATTCAAATTTTATACCATTTAATTTACTTTTATTGTATTTATTTGGATATTCGTGATATTATTTATTTATAAAGTCATTACGACTTTACCCTTATACAATGAGCCATGAGCCTTCACAACTCATGGCTCTTTTCATTGCAAACCTCATTTATTAATTAAATTCAGATTTTAAAAGAATGCTAGTTGCCCATCCGGTCTTTCTAACAATGAAACAGATTCCTGTTTTGACGTTTCTTTAACTTCTTCTGGTACTGCTGCTAATTCTTCAAAATTAGCAAACCAATGTATCGGAAAGCATCCACATAATTTTTCACGTTCTCGATCATGCCAGAAGAAACAATGTGTACCTTTAGGCTTTATAATGTATTCTTTAAGTGGTTTATCTTTATAGCCTTTTGTTCGCCAAATCAATTGAGCTTTATAGAATTTACTTTCATCTAAATTCGGCATGTTAATTTGCGGTTCTGGTCTCCAAACCTCGTTTTCCACCACTTTAAATCTCTCTGCTGGATAACATCCAAAATGTGATTCCTTACGATCAAATTTGCTGACATAGTAATGATTAGGCTTAGCTGGGAATAAAAAGTATTCTTCATTTATTCCCAGTAAAGCTGAATGATCCACATCTATGCACATACCTTTCATTGCTTAATACCCGTTATTCTGACGTTGATGATTTACTTCATTCTTCTTGTAATAACCTTGTTCAATCTCTTTAAATGTGAATCCTAATTTCTTACCTAATCCTAAGTAGGAATATAGCAATTCTTCGTACAACTCCCTATCTTGAGTTGCACGAAATTCCGATACAGCTTCATATACATTGTTAAACTGACTGACTAACGAACTTGCAGAAAAAACATTTGCGTTGTGATTTAAAAATTTCGCACTATATCCATTAGGATTAAAGCCAATACCGTTGCCTAATGAGGCTATGAAATGTAAACCATCAACATATTCCATCAGAATAACTTCTTTTTCACTTGGCCCTTTATTGCTCCAATGCTTAAAACATCTAGTTTCATTTGCAAGTTCTCCAATTTCAACTTGTAGAGCAAGGATCATATTGTAAAATAAATTTTTGCCTTCCAATCCATGTTCCTTAACAATTCTTGTATCCAATACCTTTTGCATTCCAAATATTTTAGTTAAATTCATTTCCATTCGCTCCCTCACTAATTTAATTAAGCTACTCTTTTTTTCGTATCTATTAAACAATTAAGCATGTATTCTAAACCGAACTGATCCAATATTAATGTCGCTATTTCAATTTGATGCCTTCTTAATCTGTTTGCTATTTCTTCAATACCAAGCTGCTTCATCCATAGATCCTTAAAAAGCTCTATATCGTCCTCATTCCAAATAAAATTTACCTCTTCTAAAGCAATGTAGACGTATAGTGGCATTTCTTTTTTCTTTTTATTCCGAACTTTTTTGTCACCAATTTCTCCTAAACCCATTTTTCTTTTGTGGATCTTAAACTTATCTACTTGATCTAAAATAAGTGCTGCTACTTCTATTTGCTTTCTTTTAAACCTTTTCGAAATCTCTAAAAGTGTGTAGTTGCTATTCCAAAGCTCTCGAAACTGGAAAACCTCTCTTTGATCCCATAAGAAATCCACTTCTTCTAAAGCAACCCGAACTTTAAAAGCCGACATTTCAAACACTCCTTTAAAAAGCTAATTACTTTATCATTTCATTGGAGGTAGTTTTAACATGACCAACTTTACCGTTAACCCAAATTACAACTTGTTCACCATATCCACTTGCAGGTGGGTCAAAAGAAAGGATTTTTCCATCCGTAACCACATATACTTTATTACTTGTAACATCGATTTCTTTATTCATATATTCCTCTCCCTTTTTCTCACTTCATATACTCGACAACATCAGGTTTAAAACCGCTTCCTAAGTAAATCCGTACCGGAATTATTTCTTTTTTATCTCTTGCAGCCTTACACAATTCTTCGGCTGCATCCCAATTAAAAAATTTATCTACAGCTCTTTGAAATCTCCAAATTGCCATTGTATAGTGTTCAAAGATGTCATAACGATCATCTTGTTTAGTTGTACGTGGTAATTCATCCGTGCATTTAGCGTTCTTGGGAACATGAACGCGTACATCTGCATATGTAACCCGACCAGGTCCCCTCTTTACATTTGCTTTATTTACATCAAACTGACAAATTTCTGGTTCTACATCAAAAATATTTAATTGTTTAGGCATTTTCCGTCACATTCTTTTGAAGGAGATCCAGTAACTCACTTGCAGCTTTCTTACTCAAAAACATTCGGCCACCTAACAATTCAATGTTAGATTCAGACACTTCTCCCGTTACAAAGCATGACTTTTCTTGTTTTTTCAAAATGATATTTTCTCCATAAACATGAAAGTCTAACGCTGTACCTTCAGCAATCCCCAAAGTTCTGCGTAACTCTACCGGAATTACTACACGACCTAACTCATCGACTTTTCTTACAACACCTGTATTCTTCATTATTAACTCCCCCTTAATTTGAAACTAATTCACGAAACATTTGTTCATTTTTTGTATCAAGTGCATGATCAATAAGTTGATATTTAAGCAATCGCTCAATCTCAGCATGATCTTCTTCATTAAGATATGGCGTTAATGTACAGTCTTCATTTTCAACTACTTCCAGATACAATTTATTGCTGTATTTTCCTGTGAAATTTATTTGAATGTAAATTGTGTCCTCTCTATTCTCGTCAAAATGTTCAAATGTACTGAAACTACTCATAACAATTTCATCCCGTTTAAAAAACATGAACTCGTTATCCCCTAAAGATTCTTCTGAAATTTTAATTGCATATGCATACGCCTTAGCATCTTCAACAAATTGAACTCGCTTTGCGAAATGGTCATATTTATTGAATGTAAATAAAAGTCGATAACCTTCATCACCTTTTGATAAGACGTTCCTTAACAGAAAATCCATGAAAGCTCGCTTTTTATCGTCCGGAACTTTTTTCATACCTTACTCCCCCTTAGTATTTTTATATTTGTTTAAAATCTCATCAAAACGTTTCTGACTATCTTCAAGATCATCACTTGGAGTTTGCTGCGGTTGTTGCACTGGCTCATGTTCTTCCTGCTGATGTAACCAATCTGGTACAGCTTCAGTTCGGTTAGCATAGCCTTTGCCAGTACGCTTTTTATTTTGTTGTTGTCTTCGGAATGTTGCTTGTGCTGCTTCTACATCTTGAATTGTTTTAAATCCTTGTTGATGCCAATCTTTTAAAATTCCTTTTGTATAAGACCAATTACGTGTATTGTTTTGAAGTGTAATTTTCATAGCTTCGACTACTAAATCTTGATTAAGATCATCTACCCATTGATTTATTTCTTCTCCCATGAAAGGAGATATAAATCCGAAATTATTCATGTAAAAATCGATTGCTAAGTTTTCTGCTGTTGGAAATATTTCTTCTTGTTGTAATTTTTCTTTTTCTTTTTCTTTTTCTTTTTCTTTTTCTTTTTCTTTTTGTCCACGTATCGTTGACGTATCGTTAGACGTATCGTTAAACCCTGCAAAAGCACTTATTTTATGAACCAACTTCTCGTTTTTTGTTCTATCCAATACAAGTTTTACTAAAGATAAGTCTTTTATCGTTTTCAACTCTTTTTGAATACAATCTTCAATTGGCTTTCCACCTTTAATCAGGTTGTATTTCCCCCAATTAAGTATGCATATTTCCCTTGTTTCTTCGTTGTACACTATTAATTCATGGTGCTTCGTAAAACGATCTAACAAAGCCTTGGCGCTTTCTATGGAATAACCTAATTCGAAGGCCATTTGTTTTCTTGTAATTTGATATACACCTATTTGAGTTGTATGTTCATTTGTCATTAGGTACAGATAAAAGTATCTATCTTCTGGTGTCATCTCTTCTGTAACCTTTGGATCTGACCAGAATGTAGTTTGAACATGTCTGTATTTAGCCATTAATTTACCTCCTTGTACAAACTGCCACATATGCTTGTCCACTTTTAATAATTCGCTGAATTTCATAATGCGGATAACCAACCTTGAAATACTTTTGAATCATTTTTTTTAATTCATCTTTGCTTTTTGCTAAGCTCCAGAATTTACAAGGTAATAGCACTTGATATTCAGTTAAACGCATGTACTATTTCCCTACTTTCCGTGATATACTTATAACAAGTGTTTTTTCTTAGAGGACCCATTGCCGTGGGTCTTTTTATTTTGTTTTACGTCACTCCAGGCCCATTGTTTTATTGGCTCATAAGTGATGTATCCTAACCAAGCACTACATGCGATAAACATTGCGAATATAACTAACGATGTTGTATCTTCCACTAAATCACCTCCTTATATCTCAAAAGATAATTTTGTTAAAAATCCAAACCTCGGTTTTAACTAGCATTTGCTCCCTCCTTTTGTGCTTCAAACCACTTAAGAAAATCTTCTGCCTTTACTCTTTTACTTTTACCAATAGTAATTGTAGGAAAATCTTTTCGCTTCATCAGCGCGTATGCCGATGAACGAGAAATGTTTAAGAATTCTTGTACATCCTCCGCTTTCATTGAGAATGGTAGTTGTTTTATTTGGTACATGTTTTTTCACTCCAATCATTTTTTAAAGTTTAAATATGGATATACTATCTTATAACGTCGCCCTTGAATGTAGTCTACAGGGCGACTTGGATTGTAAAAAAAATCTCTCTCACTTTATTAGTTCACTAATTGATACACCATAAAGTTCTGAAAGTTTTTTTAATTTTTCTACTGATAATCCTGATTCACCTTTTTCAACGTTATGATAAGAACGTTTGAATTTCAGACCTAAAGCCTTTGAAACATATTCTAAAGAATAACCATTTTTTTGCCTTAGAGATTTAATTAGTTGTGTATTTAGCATTTTAAGTCACCACCTTCAACTTCTAAACTTAGTATAACCAAAAGTAGCCCCAAAGGCAACTTTTTATTTTTAAAAATTTATTTTTTATTTTTACGTTGCCATTAGGGCTACTCATTGTTACATTTAAACTAGATACTTTTTTACAAGTAGCGCGAAAGGATGTTTTTGATGAATATCATTGGGGAGAGAATATTCGAGTTAAGAAAAGAACGGAAACTAACACAAGAAAAAATAGGCGAAAATATTGGTGTCAGCAAGCAAACTATTTCCAAATATGAAAAAGGGACAAAAATCCCCTCACGTGAGAACATTGAAAAATTAGCTGATTTCTTCAATGTTCCCACTGATTACTTATTCGGGAAAAGCGATAATTCCATTAAAAGTAGCAATAATATAAAAGAAATATTTGAAAATGACGAATTACATTGGGATGGAAGAAAGCTGTCTCCTGAGGAGATCGAAAGCGTCAAAGCACTTTTAGAAGTAGCTATCCAAAGAATGTTAAAACAGGAAAAAAAGGATTAGCATGAGGCTAGTCCTTTTTTTGGTTCCATTTGCTGCATGATTTCACTTAATTCATTATCAGTAATAAATCCTTGATTATGTATTTCTTTCAAAGCATGAAGAGTGTCATTTTCTGAGACTTTATCCCCTAATAAATATTTAATCATGGATTTTATTTTTTCTTCGCCACTTATTAACAATACGAACTCCTCCATCCCAATAACTATGTGATTTTTTTAACAAACTGTGCATTTTTGTAATGCTTTTCAAAAATGCATACCCCTTAAAAAGCACTCAAGACGCTACTTATTAGTAGCGTCTTGAAAAATAATTTATAAATTTTTAATGAGTTCCTGGGTCAACCATTAGATATTTAGCTTCTACTTTACTTGAATGTGTTTGTGAAGTATCTTTGTTTTGTTCAACTGCTCCTAGTAATCCTAAAACACATACCATTGTAAGAATAATTTTTTTCAACCTACTTCACTCCCTCTTTAATTAAAAGACGTGTTACCAAATTTGAATAGAATACATTCCCATTATTAGCGAATTTTTCTAAAGCCTCTTTGAGAACCATTATATCATTTCTATCTACAAAAAATAAATAATATAATTTAAATGCGGACAAAGTTTTTCCTTGTTTTTTTAAGTCTTCAAAATAAGCTCTAGCTTTAACTCCTGAACCGAATTTAGCATCAAAGAAAGCTTTTTCCGCTTCTCCTACAAAGTCCCAATCTATTTTATCTACATTTATTCCGTACTCAATTCGCAAAAAAGCTAATGTACTATGAACTGCACGATACATTTTACTATAAGTAGTAATTCCTAATTTTTTTATTAACTTTAGACTTTCCAAAAAGTAGGTTTCCGCCTGAAAAGGATTTTCAAATATAAAGGACTCCCCTAAGCAACTCAAAGCTTTAGCCTTTATAACTGAATATTCCGGAGCGGATTTTATTATATTATTACAAATTTCCCTGCATTCTTTTGTTTTATTACTAAACAAATTAATATGAGACTTACGATCATCATGTTGCAAATCCAAATGTTTCTTTATAAATGTATTCTCTACTAATGGTAGGTTTTGATCAATCTTTTTAGAATACGGGACCATAGCCATGAAATTACTACTATCATACAGCGCAAAACCGTGTAACATGTCTACTATTATTTGATAGTCAGCATTTTTAGAGTATGGCAATTCATCTAATTTCCTTTGTAATTTTTCTCCTTCTAATTTATTCAAATTTCTTTGGTTGTATAAATCATACAAATATAGATATTTGTTTATTTTCCCTTTTTTATCACTGCTAATATGTTTTTTTATTAATTTTTTCATTAATTGATATTCACCAACTGTTTGACAGTAAGACAGTGACTTTTTTATGTTTAAATCACTCTCGCAAAGCGATATAAACTCTCTAATCTTCTTTCTACGTTCTGTCCATTTTGGATACAAGTCAGGAGCAATTAATAAAAATGATTCTAACTTCATTTCTTTAATTTTCCCATTTAAAATCCTAGTAAGATTAGTTCTATCAATCTCTGCTTTTTTAGCTAATGTACCAACATCCAATTTAAGGTAATTGATATGCTCCTGTAAGTTCTTGATAAAGCTCTTCATTCTAAAATTCCCTCCCAAATCAGAACCCAAAACATATCCCTTTTTTCTCAATAGGAAAATGAATCATAATTTTCTTTACACTTATGAAGTATGCTATACTATGTACTGACTCATGGAAACTTTCCCTATCTAGGCTAGGGTTAAATGTTATAGCTGTGTGGCCTCACATCTATAACACCGTGGGTCTTTTTTTATTCCTTCTTTCGCTTAATTCAGTTTATCATAAGATTTAGAATGTTCGTTCCGATTATGGTCAAATCATGTTGAGAAAGTTTTTTTCAAAAATTCTATTTTTCATTAAGAATATTTTACCACCAAAAGAACATTTGTTCTATACACTTTCGCCCGAATGTCAATTTACGTGATATTTACTATTATAAAGACAAATTCTGTGACATGTATAGTCTAAAAATTCTCATGTATTTATACTAAAACTATGAATACATTTGGAGAAAATTTAAAAAAGTTTAGATCAAGTCGTTCCCTTACTCAATCAGAGTTCGGTGAAAAAGTGCAGTTAAGTCGTAGTCAAGTTGGCAATCTAGAAATCAATTATAATCAACCTGATCTCGACACTCTCGATCGCATTGCAACATATTTAGGTGTATCTGTTGATGCGTTAATGGGTAGAACGAGTACACCATATGAAAAGAACATAGCAAATGCCCTCGATGAAATTCAAACGGTTTTCGCAGGCCTGGATGAATCCCAACGAGAGCAGTTCTGTAAACAACTCGTTTTATATGCAAAGTTCCTTAAAACTCATAACGAGCTGTTATGA